GGTTTTATGACAATCTTAACTTTGCCGTATTCAGGCGGATTTGCGAATTCTCCACCAAATGAGTAAATATCAGCAACTGATGGGTAAATTCTTCTTACGATTGCCCCATAATCATCTGATGTGACGGCTCTATTCTGTGCTCCGAACATTGCAGGAGCATTTTTCTTGATTTTGTCAATACTTTCGATGGGTGCTCCACCAAAAGATTGTGCATTAGTGTTTATTTGAATCGTAGCAACTGAAAATGGGATATTTCCGTTTTCGTCTTCCAGAACACCTGCATATGTGAACGTTTTGGCGGAATTTGTGATTTCGCCTGACGTTGCTAAGTAGCTGATTTCAATTCTAGATCCAGCTGGAATCTTGTATCCTAAAATTCCATCACCAAAAGTAACTTTGTAGTTTTCGTCCTCAACTTCAGAAACGAAATATACTCTAGATGATGGAGTAGTCGTCAGAATGTTTTCTGCATATGAATAAATCTGGAATGACGAAGATGTTGGACTATCGTAAACTTTTACTCGGATAGTAGAAACATCAACGCCACTATTGGTTATGGTAAATGAAGGTGAGTCATTAGTAACATTGACAAAAGATGTTACGATTGTTCCTTCGTATACTTTTAAATTATTGAATGTGGCAACACCGCCATTGACTATGGCTTTTGCATCATCAAGCAAGACATACTGATAAATGGCGTTGTCGAAAGTCGTTATAAACCCACTGCCGCGCTTGAATACGATAGCGTTAGGCATTGCAGTGGATGATAAGGTCAAACTGCATGTAACGTCTGCTTCAGGCGCCTTAGCGGACCTTGGAACGTACCCTAACTGCTTTGCTATAGAAACTACGTTATCTCTCAACGTAGCGGTTTCTAGGAACACCTCATTCGCCACCATATTGGTGTTAAATGCAGTGTAATATGTATTATATGCTAAGAGGTCTAAAAGGGTACTAAAAACAGAACCCTCAAAATCATAATCAGTAAAATCTGAATTCGCCCTTAGATAATCTCTAAGAGAATTGCGAATCTCAAAATAGTCTAGATTTGTTAACTGATTATATGGCATTTGCTTATGGCCTTGTGCTCTCTAGGAAAAGTTCTAATTGTTGAATATTTACTGGATTGCCGATGATTTTGTACTCTATAATAACTTCAAATCCGTTATTATCTTCGTCAATTTCAACCTCAACATTTTCTAACTTGACTCTAGGTTCAAAGGCAGCAATGGTATAACGAATTTGATCCTGAACCAATCCCGCTGTAACAAAATCTAGTGGTTCGAACAAGAGTTCTGATACACTACATCCGATATTAGGGTTAAAAAACCTCTCACCAGGCTTAGTCAGGATCAAATTGTATATGGATCTTTTAATAGCAGTTTCATTCTTAGTTACTAAAAAATCATCAGTAACTGGGTGACTGTCAAAAGTAATACTTAAGTCTTTAAATGAACTACTGACAGGCATAAAAGTACACTATTTGTAGAATTATTTATGCCTGATCTTGACGGAGTTTTAGTGCCAGCGTTCTACATAATCATCAAAACCGCCCTTTCCACCACAGTGTCGGGACATTCTATCTGATGGTGGTTGATTTACTTTATTGTCACCTGTCGGAGTCAAGGCTCCATAGTCTGTTATTAACTTTGTAGTGCCCCAATTTTCTTTCATAAACGAAGTATCTCTATCGACTTGGTATTTTGCCATCTGTTTTTCTCCAAAAAGGTTGAAACAGAACTTTTTACGGGGTTGCTATCCCGAATTTTTAACCACTTCGTAGTCATCACCCAAAATTTCGCGCATCATTTCGTCATTCCAATGTGCATAATACCCCAAATTACGCAAAATTTGACGGTGCTTACGCAATTTTTCACGTTTTTGCATCAAAATTAGGTTGTACTTGCCGTTATTTGTTTGAATTCCGTTGATAAACGTGTCATAACCCACAAAATCCTCCAAAAATACGTAATCGTCGTACAATTTATTGTAAAAACTTACCCAATATTGGATACTTGCGAGATCCACACACTCTTCAACGACATAAAAAACGACATCGAACCCCTCAATAGGCTCGATGTCTTCTGCTAAGCATTCAATAACTTTGATTTTTGCGGTCGAAGCATAGGGACAGACTGCAAAACCACCCAATTCTGGGCGTATTTTTGAGATCTTCGCAATCCATTCCCTAATATGTGCTTCGATTTCAGTCATCCCCTTCCTTGCCCACGATAGCGTTTCTTGCGTCCATTACGTGAGGATGCAGCAAGATTTGTATTTTTACTGCGACCTTGACGAGTGCATTTAGGCTTTCCAGGGACATAACTGGTCTTATTGAAACTAGGGGATTTTGCCATACGTTAATTAACGACTAAAGATATTATACCACACTTTTTACTAACCGACAACTACGTTATCAGCTCCACCAGTAATAGTCCCGTCATCTGCTCTATCACCTCTTCTCGCTAACTGTTTACCGCCTACAAAGACTGTGCTACTACCTGCAGTAACATTTGCTGTGTGTGGTATACATGTAGAAGGATTAGTAGGCGGCCCAGGAGGTTGCACACCTCTCTGACTCTCAATAGTATGCGGTGATAGCAAAGAACCATTATATGCTGCAGGTCTTCCTCCAATCAGCACAGTAGAATCTCCTTGCTGAATAGTAGTAGTGGTGGAGCATAGGTGACCCGTATTCACCGAATCTCCAACTCTTGCTGCTGCTGGCATTACTCACCTGCCAAAACATCTTCAATTTTATTTAGACGCTCATAAAGATTATCTAATGCTTTAGGTAAAGTCTTATAATCTTCTCCAGGAGGTCTATATTCCAGAATAAATGGGTCAGGAATCTTCGATATCCTCTGCTCTAGGTAGCTCACTCGCTCCGAAAGCTTGTCTAATAGCTTCAATATCGCTATCGAAGTCTCCTTCATCTCCTGGTCCAATATCAGTTCCTCCAAAACTACTCTCATCCTTAAATACTACATTACCATTTTCTTTTCTTTCTAAAGACATAATGGTTTCAGGATCTTGTAAACCAGAATACCATTTATCTGCTGCTTCTAACATGTAATCAGCAACTGCATCAAAGTCGTCAAAATTTAAATTCTCAACGACTTTACCATTCTTATCAGTAATTTTAAAATTAAAGTCAGTCATATCTTTATTTAAAACGAGGACCACAAATCCAACCAACAATACAATTTCTTTCTCCCTTTAACAACGGAGTAACTTGATGCATCATAAAACTAGGAAAGAAATTTATTGTTCCCTTTTTTCTCTTAGTAGAAATTTTTTCATTATCACCCAAAGAAATTATTAAATCACAACCTTCATAATCATCTTCATCATCGAGTTGTAAACTAAAACTAAGTTTTCGATATTCGTATGAATTTGGAATGGTTAAATCTAAATGATTGCAATACTTATCTCCGATTGCGGAATATTTAGTAAATTGTAATGTAGACAAATACTCTAAATTAAACTGCCAAAATTTATCATTTATTGTATTAGCATAATCTGTTAATTTTTCGTATAAAAATTTTGTAGTTTCATCATAGTTATTCAACCAAGCAATATTATTTTGTCTTATTTCATTATTTGTAATTTTATCTTCACTTATAGTCGCATTTTCTATATTTAATTTATCGCAATATTCTTTAATTGAATCACATTCACTATCAGTAAAAGCATCTTCAACGTAAACATATGGTTCAAAATATTTGTTATTTAACCACCAACAAGGAATCGTATTATTAAAATCAGTCATTAGTTTTTCTCAAAGATACACAGTCGTCATCAGTATACTCCCATTTTAGCACATCTCCTTCTACCCATCCAAGCGAATCCAATAACTCTTCAGGAATCGGTAGAATATACTCATCACTTAAATCATCATATTCAATCTGTGAAACATATTTCATATTAACCCTCAGACTTTTTTCTTCTAGGTGCTCTCTTTCTAGTTACCTTCTTTGCTTCTACAGGACGCTCAAACTCAGTGGTATCTTCCACTAGTCCATCACCATCTCCATCAGTAGCATCTACTTTAGGACCATCCTCGGTAATTTCGACAATTTGAATATCTAAAGAAGGACTACTTGCTTCTTTCAGAGCTTCCTCTGCAAACTCCTTCTCAAAATAATACACTACATAATGATCGCTAGTGCTCCATCCTTTGTCACCAACATAATATACAAATTCTTCTGATGATAATTTAGATGGGTTTTTTGCCCTTAAAATATAACTTGACATGTATCAATCCTCTTTGTAACTTATAAAATCTTTTGGTGTAGTTCTTTGTGGTAACTGAAGGTCTCCAACTTCATCGCGTAAGTTTATCATATCTGCCGCTCGGTTTAATGCTGCAGCAACTTCGACACGTCTCTCATTCATTGCAAAACTTTTGCAAATCTTTGCACACTCACGCCTTTCAAATTCTTCGGCGGCTTTCAGATATTCTGTAAATCCAACCTGCTCGGCAATAACATATAATTCTTTTTTAGTCACACAAAATTCCTCCATAAGTAATTTATATATTTCAGATGCTTGACAAGTCTCTCTGCTTTGTGCTATTATTATACCATAGAAATGACTCACATGTTATGAGAAACTTTGCCAAACTACTGCTGCCTCTTGTAGCAGCACCTATGATTCCCTCTGCTGCTTTTGCAACTATTGACTGTTGCTCTGGTACCATCTGTGGTTGGGGCACTCCGTATTGTCCAGAATTTCTTGCAAAACAACAAGCAGAACTTCGATGGAATACAGAGCACGCTGCTCGTGTGAAGGCTAACCCTGCTGCTCACGGTTATGGCAGTCATACCCGTCCTGGTGCAGTCCTAACAGCACAATACATGGCACCCCAGTATTACCCTGCACAGATGATGGGCGGCGGTGGCAGTCCTGTGATTGTGCCGCCTACTATCGTGAATACACAGTATGAGCACAACTCTTCAAAGAAGTCCTGCAAGGAGAGTATGATTGACCTCTTTCTATTCTCTGTGAGGCGCACGACGGGAGACTGCACTCCATAGAATCCTTGCGAGTTCCTTTGAGGTTATCCAAATATACCCCACCTGCTCCCTTAGAGTCGTCTGAGTTGGTGGGGTTTTTTGGAGAATTTTTTCTGAGAAAATTTTTTTATTTGGAAGCGTTATCATGAGAGCGTTTTCAAAGTTTTGTAGGTTAATAGTATCTATCAATTTTCCTTTTCGCTCGGCCGCCCGCTAGTACAAAAAAACCCCCCAACCACTGCCCATGGGGGCGAGGGGTCGGGGAGGGTGTGCTAGGATGGGCGATGCCTCAGTAGTTGCAGGCGAGGCGCTCACGGTCCCACATGCCTGAGCGACGGTCTGCTGCTGCTGCTCGGCGGTCTGCTCGTGCCTGAGCAGCGAAGCGGGCAGCGTTGGCGACCTTATCGCCTGTCCACTGCCTGCCCAGTCCCACCACTGGGGTGATGGTGAAGGCGCGTCCGCTGCCTGCCGACCCGTTGACGGGGCAGGTGCCTTTCAATCCGCCGTCGCCCTTGGCGATCTGTCCTTTGGTCTGGCGGGCGTTGGGGCGAAGCATGGGTCTGTCTGTGTGTGTCGTTGGTATTGTAGCACCCCCTAGGGGGAGGGGGGGGGGTCGCCTCAGTGGCGGTCGCTGATGTTGATGGTCTGCGGGGGGGCGGGGATGTAGTCGCCTCGGCGGATTGCCTCCCGCTGCTCGTGCTCACGCTGCAGGCGAGCGGCGTATGCTGCCATTGCCATCTGGCAGGCGGTGTCGTTGGCAGCGGTGTCGTTGGTCAGAAACATGGTCGGGTCGTTTGGTTGATGCTGTTAGTCTACAGGGTCAGGGCATCTCGCAAGCGCCTGGGAGGACACTGTTGTAAGTGGCACAGCGGCGCTCGGTGGCGGTGTTGACTGCCTGCACAGTGTCAGCAGCGAATCCAACGGCGGCGCTGCCCACTGCCATGATGGGGGCATAGAAGGCGGCGCCGAGAATCAGGAGAGCGATGGTCTTCATGGGTCGTCTCGTTTGGTTGATGCTGTTAGTCTACAGGGCGACGGTCACATGGCGCTGCAGGCAGTGACGGTTAACCCACTGTCCCACGCTGACGGGGGGATTGATGAGCAACCAGGCAGCAGCGCGACGGGAGACCTTGAAACGATAGAACTTCGTGCCACCACGGAAGCGGACCCGAGCATCGCCCGTCAGGGGGTTGACGGTCATGCGGGAGATGGCGAAACTGCCGAGGGTGAAGACTTTAAACATGGGTCGTTTGGTTGATGGAATCAGTCTAGAGGGTCTGGGGTCGCCTCAGCGGTCGAACTGTGCCAGACTGCTAGGTGCCACATGGGCGGGGCTGCCACAGGAGCGGTAGAAGTCTACCAT